TTTATTCAACTTTGCCAAATCCGATTGGTTGATTTTTAGTCCCGCTTTCATATTCCCACCGCTTTGATTGTTGTGAAATAATCCTCCGCATTGTCACCTGATGCACCTGACTTAAATCTTTGATACAATCCATCAAACATATCCACAATTCGAAATTTTTCATCCGATGCCTCCAATTGTAGCACATCGCTCAACAGGATTTGATTTCCCGCCTTTTGGCGCATTATCAATTCAATTTCAGTACGTTGTTCCCGAATTCCGTTTTCCTGCGATATTTCGCCTCTATTCGTTTTTTTGGCACACCAAAATGTATGAACAATGGTTTCGGAACTTGTAAACCCACCGAATCCATCTGCGGTTTTTGTCAATCGCAGTACCTTCACCCTTTTATTCAATCGCCCTGCATCCATTACACAAACATTGATTTGTAAGATGTGAGTATTGTTTTGGCATCAGTTGGAATCAAATGCACGTTTGCACCTTGAACAAAATCCGCACGATTGTCATAATACGTTGAAATTGTTTGGAGCATTGCTTGTTTCATAAGCGCATTATTGATGCCACTTGTGATGTAGGTGATTTTCACCTTTTCCGCAGGACCGCCATCCAATTCAATGGTTTCATTGTCCAAACCGAGTATTGTGTACGTTGCAGCAATATCATTGATTGTAACGCTTGAAATGGATGCCACTGGTGAAAATGGAATATCAATCAATCCCGTTTCCGTTATGTCCACATAGTACGTGCGATTTTTTGCCACAATATCCCTTGAAATATAGTTCTCACACCATATTCGTGCGGTTTCAATCATCAACCCGATAAGTGTGTCATCCGCTGATGTATCAATACGTGCATAATCCTTCACATCCTGAATGGTGATAATTTCATTTCCAGTTGTGGAATTTATTTTGATTTGCCTCATTGCTTTTAATTTGTGTAAAGTTAAAAAAAAAGAGGCACATTGATTGTGCCTCCTTTTAAGTTGAAACAGAAAAAACTCCCCTTTACAGGATTGATGCAAAGTTATTGAAATTTTCTTTGTAAATACCCGTTGTTGATAACCTGATTGCTTTTTGCCCTTTATTCTTGATAATATAAAATCCACAATCACGCTCAACGTAAATTGCGAAATAATCAACCATATTTTCAGGATAAGATTTTGAATCCCTTCTCAATACACATTGCACATCATCACGATTTTCCTTGATTGTACGTGCCTCCGAAATTGATTTGATTTGTATTTTATTTAGAATGCCATCCTTTTCCACAATAGCATCGTATGCTGATGCATCAAGTAATGGCATTGAAACATTGAAACCCCATTCCATTGCACGAATGGCAAATCGATATTCCGCAAAGCATCCGAATTGATTAGCGTTCACGAAATTAAAAGTACAAAAAAAAAGGCAACCAAAAATGATTGCCCTTTTCAACTAAAACAAACTATGAAAATATGCCCTAAGATTGAGCAATTTTTTCCTCGAGTTCCCCGAGTTCCTTCAATACCATCAATTGTTTTGATAATGGCAACTTACTGAATTCCTTTGCATCCAATAATTCCAAATATCTTTTGTAATCTGCGCTCAAATGTTTCATCATTCCCCTCTGTTTAGCATCATTGTAAATCCAATGAGGATCAAAAAAATCCCCGTAAAAGTATCATTGAAAAGGTAAATTGTACGTGCGCCAACTAAAAAGAATAACCACCCCAACAATCCCTTGTTTACTTTCACCTCTTTCCTTTTCATAACCCCATCCATTTATCAGCCAATGCACATAAGTACACAAACCCAGTCATCAATCCAAATGCTGCAAAATATATGATGCAGTCAAAAATAAAGTTTTCAATTTTCCGTTTCATTGTTTCAAGTTTTATGCGTTCATAGCTAAAATTGCACTCACTTTATGCATACAAGCCAACATACAATCATCCTCATTATCAAAAGATATTTGTTCGTGTACCATATCCAACTCACCATCCTCATATCTTGCAATCCTCCAAACATTTAAAGAATTTTGAAAAAATGGTTTGTAAGTGATTTGATTTCCGCTCCAGTTTGTAAATGATGTCATAATTTTAAATTTTAATGTTTCAACACCACAAATATAGGAAAAAATTCTTTCCCTCCAAATATATATGCAAAAAAAAGAGGTGAACGAATATGCTCACCCCTTTTGTTGGTTGTGTTGCCCTATTGATTAGGGAGTTTCAAGTGCAGCTTTTGCAGTTGAGAATGTACCATTAACGAATGCATTTGGCAAATAGTTTGTCAATGCAATACGTTCAGATACACGTACAGTTACGAATCCATCACGTACGTTTGTGCCATCTTCTCTGAAGAATTCAACACCAACGTTGTCACGCACCCAAAGTTGAGTACCAACACCGAAGTTTCCACATAGGAAAGTTCCCGCAGTGATTGCAGTATTCACCACAACTGGCACACCCATAAATGCAGGTTGTAATCCAGCGTAAACCTGATCTTTCAAATAGCTGTTGTTGCTATCTTTCAATAATAGGATTTTGTGGAAATCTGTTGGATGTAGCATAATGTAATCCGCATCATAATTGCCCAATGCCAATTGGTTTAGAGCAGCTATAAGAACATCGAATTCATTCGCTGCCTCAACTGATTGATAAAATGCACCACCTGAAGTTGTATCAAAATCAGCTGCATCAGTTATGATTCCGCTCAAGTTTGGAGCAGATCCATTTCCTGAAAGGATTTGTGTATCCTCAACTGAAAGTAGTTTTTCAGGCGCACGAGCAGAAAGATAAGATGTCAATTGTGGAGTATCCGCTAACATTTCCTCACTGATGCGGAAATACGTTGCAATCTTGCGAACGTTTGCATCAGATGCAGTGAAATCGAAATCAGATTGACCAATGGTCGCTCCTTCAGCTGCGGTTGCAGCACCATTTGAATATCCAGATTCTTTTACAAAACGTACAACATCAGATGAAGTTGATCCTTGTGGAATCAAGTTTCTTATGTGAGTTGAACGTGTTGGATCGAATTTGTATCCTGCAACTCTGTCCGCAGGAATCACCTCACCAGTGAAATCGGATGCGATAGTCATATCCGCCTTCACCTCAAATGATGCAGATCTTGCGTTTCCTTTTGCGATTGCTTCAATAGCACCATCATTGATGGCATTTGTTAAAGCACCTTTGAAAGATACGTTGTTGCTAACTTCAAACGATTTTTTGTTTGCAACTTCCATTGCATCCATACGCTCGTTGAATTGTGTTGTTAGGTTGCTGATTTCGCTTTTTAGCATTTCATCAGCTTTCCCAGTAGCGGATTCAACCGCTTGTCCTTGCGCCTTTTCAAGTTTGGCATCGATTAAATCACCAAGTTGATCAAGTTGCGCTTTTGTATTTTCATTCATTTTTGAAAATTTTAAAGGTTGTTAATTAAATTTATTTGATAAGTATGCGAACACATCAACATCATTCGTTTCTTTCGGCAAAGTGACTTCATCAGTCGGCTTTGTGAAATCAATGAAAAGCGATTTCAGTTTTAGCAGTTCAGATTCAATTGCGTATCCCATATCATCGGAAATATTACCCTTGCGGATAAGTTTTGCCAATGCATCGAAACGCTTGAATTCGTTTTCAATATCCACTTTTCCTTTCACATCAAGGATCTTTGCTTGATCATTGGCTGCCAAAGTAACTGCGGATATTTCATAAAGTTTGACTTCCGTAATTTCACGATAATCATCCTTCATTTGTTTTTGTATTGGCAAAATGCCAACTGAATTTTCAGTGACAATTCCCGCTTTCATAAGTTCAAGCGCATCATTGCCAAGTGTTGTTTTTGGTATTTCGGCAACAAACATCAATCCTTTGTCATCCTCATACATTTCTTTTATTTTTCCAATGGGTTTATCCATTTTGTGTTGCCATAAGTAACGCACACGCTCACCATTTTCCTGAATGGTTTTTTGATACGCTCCTTTTGCAATCACATCCCCATCGGAATCCTTATTGCCAAAATAAGATCCGTATCCTTTAACGATTCCCATTTTTTCATCGATGTCAGCAATTTCACCCATTGGTGAAGCTTTATAAATCATTGCCATATTAAGTCAATTTTGTACAAATATAGTTATTATTCATCATTCAAGATTTGTTGTACCGCAGCACCGCTCAAACCAAATCCAATACTTTCAAACTCACCAATTGCTTGTGCCTCATCCATTGGGAATGGAAACACGCTGCATCTACAATTCACAACATTTCCCGCTGATGCACCCAATGATGAATCCGCAGGATGTCGCATTTGTTGCCCTTGAACGCTGAATGTTTCCTCAAATTTTACTTGCACACCATTCATCACAACGTGATCAAAATCATTTGGAGGAATGGAGCGTGTCCGCCCATCATTGCCCGAAACCCATTCTTTCATCATTTGTTGTGCGGGAAATATAGTTGTTGCGGATTGCAATGTGCCATAATTAGCAGCATTGGTTGTTTCAGTACGCACCAATCGGAGTGCTTGATTCCTTGAATATAGATTTGTTTGGCGCAATATCACATTACGCTTTTGCCTTGCTCCGAGTGCTGCAAATGCAGAATCTTGCATATTGGCACGTAATATCCGCTGCATTGTTTTCTTTGCAGTTCCTTGCACAAGTACAATCTTTGCACCTGCATTTTGTTGAGCGTATTGTCCGAATAGGTTTTGCCATTCCGATTGAAATTGATTTGGGTTAATTCCTTTTTTTAAAAAACGATCAAAGTTCCTTGCATACCAATTGGCAAACCTCATTCCAGTTTGCACATAAAGTTGCTGATATATTTTTTTGAAACCCTCCGCTTTGAATATCCCTTGCACATCAATTGTGCCTTGTTGCAGAAAAGCATCAACACCCTTTTCATATTCCGATTGATAAAACCTTTGCACCGATCCGATGATTGCCTTTTCCGCTTTGCGCATTTCGTTTTCAAATGCACCTTGCCAATTGGCTTTCACTTGTTTTGAAAGGATGCCATTCTTTTGTGTTGGCATTACTATCTTATTGAGTTAATTGTTTTTTGTATTTCATTCAAATCAACTTCCAACTTGAATGACAAATCCGCACTCCATTGCCTCACTGGTTTGTTGCCATTATATATCACAACAATTGGAACGGTTTGAATTTCTTTTTTAAGCGATTGAGGTTGATCCTCAAGCCAAGCAAATTGAACTTTGCAACCAATCAAATTTTTAAGATTGATGTTGTTTTGTTTATTCCACTTTGCATTGATTTGCATAACTGTAATACTTTTATTTTCAACTGGATTTGGATTCACGCTTGATGGTGAAAACAACAAAGCCAATATCAAAATAAAAGTTCTCATTTTAATTTGTTTTCAATTCGTACAATCTTGCTTCAATGGTTTCAAGTTTTTCAAAATTCTTTTCAATGAGTTGTCGGTTGCTCATTATTTCGCTGCGGATGGCATTATCTTTCAAATCATATTCAGCACGTGAAATCACTGGAGCGGGTTGTTCCATCGCTTCTTTGACTTGTGCTTTTAAATCAAAGTAAAATGCAGTTGCAGTGAATAATGAAACCGCCAATGCAATGATTGTTTCAATTGACAATGTGAATTTCGTTTGTTTAGATATTTCAGTCATTACTATCTTTTTTTACCTTGACCACGTTTCTTTTTTTTGTACCCTTTTTGCCCTTTGGATGCGTTCTTTGAATGCACTCCTTTGCGTTTCTTTTTTGGTTTTTCAATAACCAATTCAATCATTCTCAATTTAGCCATTGCGTAACTCCTCCATTTTTTTGATTGCCCAATCTACACCCGCAGTGCCACCCCATAAGTTCCAAGCAACGAATCCACGATCTTTCCACGGTTCATCCTTGTACTCATCAGCAATGGTTGCATTGTCACGATGCCTGTTGAATTGTGCCATCCTTGAAATCACATCCACACTGATCGGTTTTCTCGCTGCCAACATCGATGCTCTGCGCCAACCGATTTCAGTGCCTCCCTTAACTTCATCACGCCCATACTTTTCCCGCCACTCAATCATTCGCTTTGCGTTGTTGGTTGCGGTTTGAGGATAATCATCATACATTTCCGCTTTGCTTTCCTCCTTGCTTGATAGCGGATGCCCTTCGGGAAATAAATCCGTATCGTGTTTGCCTGATTTGAAACGCTCATTGCGCATTGCATAAAGGAATGAATTCACTCTTGCGTATGCCCATTGATCGGATGATGTTACTGATGGGCGCACTGATGATGGATTTGTATTGTAAGCACCAACACCACGCTCAAACACTTTCACAAGCATTCCAAGTGTGACACGCTTTTTTGGATTATCACCATATTCCTCGTTGTGTTCATCAACTTTTTTTTGCAATCCCTTTTCCACTGCATCGGAAACATCCTTTTGTTCCTCTATTGATGCAATGGCATCCTCATATTCCTGATGCGTTGCAAATGGCATATATACAACCTCACCATCAAATTCGTGTTCGTGGTATCCATCACCACCCAATTCATTGGCACGTGCAATGGCTTCATCAATAGTTGTGTACACATCCGCCATTCCCTGCACCTCCGCTTTCACTTCGATATTCCAAAGTGCCTGTTTGATTAGTTGCTTTTCCTCCTCAATATCAATTTCATCAATCGGATCTGGAATTGGCATTTCGTTTGTTTCAATTGGCAAAAGGTTTGCAGGGATGTAATAATTATCAAGCGCATAGTTTTCCTCATCAACACCATAATTCATCACCCTTCTTTTTTCGTTTGGAGTTACCCACCACGCTTTTGAAAGTTGATCAACAACCTTTTCATTTTCCTCTTGCAATTCTGGTATTGCGGAATAATCAAAATCAATGAATAATTTATCACCATACATTGGTGCCAACCATCGATTCAATTCATCACGTATCTTGTTGAGTTCAGGAATCACCGCATTTTGATACAATGCTTTTTTTGCCTCCTTCATATTGTTGTAG